CTACAGCGAGTTGCAGTCGGCCATAGCTGATTGGCTTCTGCGCACCGATCTGACCTCGGTTATTCCGTCGTTCATTGCCTTGGCCGAGGCTAAGTTCAACCGGCGAATTCGGGATTACCGGATGGTGACGCGGTCTGACGCGACTGCATCTGAGGGATATTTGACCGTTCCGGCGGATTGGCTGGAGAATGTCCGGTTTCAACTCAATACGTCGCCGATCACAACGCTGGAATACGTCACGCCAGATCAGGCGGCGGAAGAGCAGAGGCTTGCTGGCAGCGGTAGTGCCAAGCCGCAGTTCTTTTCGATGATTGGGGACACCTTCCAATTGGTTCCGACGCCTGATGCCTCTTATACTGTCGAGTTGACGTATTATTCAAAAATCCCGACTCTGTCCGACAGCAACACGACAAACTGGCTTCTGACCAACTCGCCCGACGTGTATCTCTACGGGGCGCTTCTTGAGGCGGCACCGTATCTGGATGACGACAGCAAGCTCCAAGTTTGGGGAAGCTTGCTGGAACAATCGTTTAATGCGCTGCAAATCGAGTCTGATCGTGCTAAGGTCGGCTCATCTTCTATTCGTATGCGCGCAAAGCCTATGGCGTAAGGAAACCTGACAGATGGCCATCACCCAAGCAATGTGCACCAGCTTCAAATCCGAAGCCCTGCAGGGCGTGCACGACTTCACGACCGACACTTTCAAAATCGCGCTATACACCAGCAGCGCCACCTTGAGCGCAGCGACCACCGCCTACTCCGCGACCAACGAGGTTAGCGGGACCGGCTACACAGCTGGCGGTGAAACCCTTACCGTAACCGGTGGTTCAGTGAGCACGAGCGGCACGACCGCCTACGTCGACTTCTCGGACGTGACGTGGTCCACCGCGACAATCACAGCGCGCGGTGCCCTGATCTACAACTCGTCGCAGGCCAACAAGGCCGTTGCGGTTCTGGACTTCGGCTCTGACAAGACCTCCACGGCTGGCGACTTTGTGATCACCATGCCCACGGCGGATGCGTCGAACGCCATCATTCGGATCGAGTGAGCCATGGTCAAGCTCGTCAACCGCGTAAAGGTGGCCACGGCCACAACAGGCACCGGGACTGTGACGCTTGGCGCTGCGGAGTCGGGCTACCAGACCTTTGCGGATGGCGGCGTGTCGGACGGCGATACGGTCCGCTACGTCATTGAGGACGGCAACGCTTGGGAGATCGGCTCAGGCGTTTACACGGCGAGCGGAACGACAATGACACGTACGCTTGAAGAGAGCAGCACGGGGTCGCCTCTGAACCTGACCGGCTCTGCGGTTGTGTTTGTGAGCGCCGCTGCGGCTGACTTTTCGAACACAATCGACGGGGGTTCGGCCAGCACGATTTACACCGCCGAACAGTCCATAGACGGAGGCACCGCAAGTGGCTGACAAGATTCAACTTCGCCGGGACACTGCAGCCAACTGGACTAGCGCCAATCCCACGCTTGCTTCGGGGGAGATTGGCCTTGAGACGGACACTGATAAGGTGAAGATCGGAGATGGGTCCACGGCGTGGACGAGCCTTGGTTACGTCATCGACACGGGCGGCTACCTGCAGTCTTCGGACATTGGTGTCACGGTGCAAGGCTATGACGCGGACACTGCAAAATATGATGCTGGGACGGCCAACTTCACCGGAACGCTTCAGAACGGTGGCAGCAACGTGCTGGTGGATACAGACATTGGGTCTACTGTTCAGGCGTATGACGCTGACCTCGATACATGGTCTGCGAAAACTGCTCCGACCGGGGCCGTCGTCGGTACGACTGACACACAGACCCTGACCAACAAGACGCTGACCGCCCCAGCCATCAGCAGCCCGACGATGACGGGGACAATCCTTGAAGACGTGTACGCGCTCAGCGGCACCACTCCGGCGCTGGACCCAGACAACGGGTCTATCCAAACATGGACACTGACCGGCAACTCGGCACCGTCTGAAAGCCTCTCCGCCGGTGAGGCGATCACGCTGATGATCGACGACGGGACGGCCTATACGATTAACTGGGCCACCAGCATGTCGGTCACATGGGTCAACAACGGCGGCTCTGCCCCCACGCTCGCCACGACGGGATACACGGTCATCGCTCTCTGGAAAGTATCGACGACGCTTTACGGCGCGCTTGTGGGGGATGGTAGCTGATGTTGTGGTCTAAGGCGGCAGGTGCTGGTGGAACGCTTGGTGGCGGTGGCGGCGACGCACCAACGGTTGCCTATGTCACCGGCGGCAGAGCCGACAGTATAACGGCGATAGACATCAGCAACCCAAGCGCTTTGTCCGAGTTGGATAGCTACACAAGTGCCAACTTGGATGGTGCTTATGGTGTAGCTTTGGACCTTATCAACAGCGTCGCCTATGTCACCGGTTACACTGCCGACAGTATAACGGCGATAGACATCAGCAACCCAAGCGCTTTGTCCGAGTTGGATAGCTACACAAGTGCCAACTTGGATGGTGCTAGGGACGTTGCACTCGACCTCGCCAACAGCGTGGCCTATGTCGCCAGTTACCTTTACGACAGCATAGTGCCCATAGACATCAGCAACCCAAGCGCCCTGTCTCAGTTAGGTAGCTACACAAGTGCCAACTTGGATGGTGCTAGGGGCGTTGCACTCGATCTCGCCAACAGCGTGGCCTATGTCGTCAGTTACTTTGAATACAGCATAACGTCTATAGACATCAGCAGCCCGAGCGCTTTGTCCGAGTTGGATAGCTACACAAGTGCCAACTTGAGTGGTCCTAGGCGCGTTGTACTCGACCTGACGAACAGCGTCGCCTATGTCACCAGCATCTTAAGCGACAGTATAACGGCGATAGACATCAGCAACCCAAGCGCTTTGTCCGAGTTGGATAGCTACACAAGTGCCAACTTGGATGGCGCCGCAAGCGTTGCACTCGACCTGACCAACAATGTGGCCTATGTCACCGGTTACTTTGCCGACAGTATAACGTCTATAGACATCAGCAACCCAAGCGCTTTGTCCGAGTTGGATAGCTACACAAGTGCCAACTTGGATGCTGCTGGTGATGTTGCGCTCGACCTCGCCAACAGCGTCGCCTATGTTACCAGTTACGATAGCAACAGTATAACGGCGATAGACATCAGCAACCCAAGCGCTTTGTCCGAGTTGGATAGCTACACAAGTGCCAACTTGGATGGCGCCGCAAGCGTTGCACTTGGATAACAGGAGACCCCCGTGCCCTACCTCAAACTCACAAACGGTGTGCCCGAGACTTACTCAATCGGGAAACTGCGCCGTGACAACCCCAACGTCAGTTTTCCAAAGCAGCCCAGCGATGCACTGCTGGCCGATTGGGACGTTTACCCCTACACAGTCGTCCCGAAGCCAACGTACGATCCTCTTGTGCAACAGTGCAGGGCGACCCCAATCGAGCAGGTCAGCGGTGCGTGGCTTCAAAGCTGGACCGTCGAGAACCTTTCGCTCGATGATGCCGAAGGTAACGTGCGCAGCAAGCGGGACGGTTTGCTTGCCGAGTCTGACTGGACGCAGGTAGCTGACGCCCCGGTGGATCAGGCCGCATGGGCAACCTACCGCCAAGCGCTCAGAGATGTTCCCTCGCAGGCTGATTTCCCGTACAATGTGACATGGCCCACTGAACCGGAGTAAGTAGATGCTCGGCTTTTCACCCCTCGCGAGCGCGCCCCTAGCGGATGACGCCGGGGTCGTAAGCCCGAACGTCACGATTCTCGTCACCGGTGTGTCCGCCACCGGCGCAATGGGCGCGGTCTCTGTTTCTGCAGTGGCTTTGACCACCGCCACTAGTGTGTCCGCAACCGGTGCGGTCGGTTCCGTCTCTGTTTCCGTTGTCGCCAATGTCAACGTCTCTCCGTCAGGTGTGTCCGCGACTGGCGAGGTTGGCTCTGCAATAGCGACGGGCGGTGCCTCGGCTACTGCCACGGGCGTTTCCGCCACTGGCGAGGTTGGCTCTGTCACGGTCCGTGCGGGCATAAATGTCACCGGTGTATTCGCTACCGGTGAGGTTGGCTCTGCAGTAGCAGCGGGTGGCGCCTCGATTACTGTCACCGGCGTGTCCGCCACTGGT